GTTTGCAACTTCCATCCGAGAAATACAGCAGCTTGTTTGGCATTCAAATACTCTTCGGTTTCAGCAGTCGCCATTTCTGTTACAGCCTTTCTCACATCATTGCGAATAAACTTGTGCAGTTCTTCTGCAATCATTCTGGCATCTGAACGGTTCATTTCTTTATCGCTTCGATGGTTATCTGATTTTTATCTTTGTCGATGGATATTGAATATCTTTCAACGTCTTCACGGGGATCAGTAAAAGCTAATTGATAGGCGTAGCTTCTTGCATTGACGCAATCCTTGTAAGAATCCAGCTGCATCACTTTGGAAGAACCAGCTTTAATGCTTAGAATATCTTTCTTTGTTACTTTCATATTATTTTCTATTTTATACTTAAATTTTCCACAAAAAATTTGCATAAAAGAAAGCTAACAACTACATTTGCCAATGAGATATGTAGTAAGTGGCTTTTGAAGTCGCCAGCTTTCTTGTTGTTCAAACTTACACTCTTTGTTTGTTTGACGTTGCAAATATACTTCATATTTTCAGAAGTACAATAAAATACTTCATAAAATTTGTAGTATTTCGTATGTTATAAAACATATTTTAATGTAAGTTGCTGGTTTATAAAATGTTATACAAGTGAGGCTTGCGTAAAAAGAAAGCTTTCTGAAAAAAAAGTAATGTCGTTCTATTAGTATTGTAATAATTGAAGAAGTAAAAGACGATCTCATTCGGTAAGGTGCTGGATTGCTGCATAGTTAGCCCTTAGACGGTTTCCCGTTTTTGCTATATGCAGCATAAGAAATGTCTCGTTCGTATAAGTACGCCGTTCTTAGCTGGCCGGGCATTAACAAGTTACCCGACTTCCCGGATTTTTCGCTTACTTGTAGCTGTGCAGGCATCCCGGTTTCGTTTGCCTCTCAATATCGCACGCCCTTCGCAGTATTGAGTTGTAAGAGTGTAACCCTCTGTCTCTCCGCTATGCGGCCTACCGCCGATTACACAATGTGGAGAAAAAGAAAATCCGCAAATAGGTAGCAGCTATTTACGGATTTCTATATATAAACTCCAAATAGGATGTTTAATCAATTTATGTGGTAATACTGCTACTATTACGGATGCAAATATACTACTTAATTTACGAAGTATGCAAGAAGTTGACGATAAAAAATTGAGTGATCTCTCAAAAAGGTTTTTGCAAGCAATTTCATATTGTGGTTTGAGTGGGTATAAATTGAAGAAAGACAATATTATATCCAGTGAATCAACTCTTACCAGTATAAAAAAAGGGATTCAGTTACCAAGTAAAAAAACAATTGATGCTTTTTGTGAGAAGTATGATGTGAGCAGGGCATGGCTATATACTGGAGAAGGTTTGTTTGCAAAGACTCCATCAGGACAGATAGAACCTTCGGAGAAGGATATTAGGGATGCTCTGAAAAATGCGAGAATGCAATCAGACTCTACGATTAGTAAAGTAGCTCCTTATCTTCAAGATATTCTTGTAAAAGTAAAATATGTTCCGATAGATGCTGCGGCTTCATTTGTCGAAAGCTTATATAACACAGCTTATGAAATTGATTCTTATGGTGTCATGCCGGAAGAAGGTGAAGTGCTTGATGATTCTTATATGGTCTTTCAGGTACGTGGTGACAGCATGGAGCCAACTATACCGGACGGAGCTAAAATTCTTGCTCGCAAAATAGAAGAAGGTTTGTGGGAAAGCGCGTCAGGAGTTGTGAGTATTGTGTATGGGAAAACACTTTCAGTCAAGCGGATATTGAAAAACAGTCTTTTCTTGGATAATGTGCTGACTTTAAAGGCTGATAACCCCAAGCATGGCCAGTTAGATGTCGAGAGAAGAGAAATAAGGGGGATGTGGCAAGCATTACGCATAATAAGTCAAAAGATTATTTGATATGGAAGAAAGGGCTATTGACAGATTACGAAAATTTGCAAGGTATGCACGTGATAAGGGAGTTGTCAAAGGTGAGAACTCGTTTGAGGCTTATTGTGAATTATCAAATAGATACATTTATAATTCCATAAGGAACGGGAAGGGGGCTATTGGAACTGATATAATAGCTCGTATTGTGGATAAGTTCCCGGAATTGAATGTGAAGTGGCTTTGTACTGGCAAAGGGAATATGATTGAGACGGATATTGATGCGAATGTCAACTACAAAGCAGCTTATGAAGGTGCGATGATGCAGATAGAAGCACTGCATAAAATTATAGAAGAAAATAAGCGGAGATGATATAAATATGATACCATTAATATATTTTTAATAAGTATTTTATTGATTATCAGTGTAATAGCAAAATGTGTTAGTCCCGTACGCACCGCGAAAGGGAGTAACATTAGTTACTCCCTTTTTTGTTGTGTATCAAACAATTAAGGCATTGGAAGTAGATGGAGAACATGTAAAAATTGGGTGTATATTTACCGGAAACTTACCAGTATTTCCCGATTTTTACCGATATTTTCACCTATAATGATACCGCCTTTGATACCATTTTTTTATTGTAGCGATAATCAGTAGATACCAAAACTCAAAAGAATATGAAATATCCGACAATGAGATTCGTCTTTGATCGTAAAAAGGTTGCGACAAAGACACACAAGGGACTCGTTCAAATTGAAGTTTTGAGCGAAGGTAAGAGAAAATGGATCGGAACCGGCGTTAAAGTCTATTCCGACCAATGGAATGATCGAAAGAAGATAATCAATTCAGTTGAAATGATTCAATTGAACCAGTGTCTTGATGAACAACTCCGGATTATCCAAAATTGGATTAATGAGCTTATCAGCAAAAAGGAAGTTTTTGATTTTGATAAGCTGGATAGATTTTTGAGATATACCAATAAATCAGAAAGTTTTGTTGACTTTGTAGAAAGAAGAATTGAAGAGCGTGGAGATATAACGGAAAGTACCAAAGCTTCCCATCGGACATTTGCGGCCTCATTACGTGAATTTGACAGAATAATATATTTTTCTGATCTGACAAAAGCCAATATCACATTGTATGATGATTGGTTACATGCTAAGGGCTATTCACAGCCGACAATATATAACTATCATAAACGTAACAAACGTTATATTCACGAGGCCATAAAGTTTGATTTGCTAAAAAATGATCCGTATAAGGGTGAGCGTTTTTCCCGTGGCAAACATGCCATCAGGAAATATTTGACTGCCGAAGAATTGAAGAAAGTGAAAGATGCTCAAATAGACTCGGAAACGATCTGTAGAGTCCGTGACCTTTTTATTTTTCAGGCATATACTGGAATATCCTATGCTGATCTTGCTAAATTCAATTTCAAACGTGACGTACAAAAACGCGGCAATAAGTATGTTATATTGGATATTCGTTTAAAGACAGAAGAAAACTATTTTATCGTATTACTGTCTCCTGCAATGGAAATATTGAAAAAATATGATTATGTGCTTCCGATTATCAGTAATCAACAATACAATTTGCGGCTTAAAATAGTTGCTGATTATGCAGGGCTTGATAGAAATTTGACCGTTCACATGAGCAGGCACACATTTGCGACAATGTGCCTGAACAATGGGGTTAAAATGGAAAATGTGAGTAAAATGCTCGGTCATACAAATGTACGCACCACACAACAATATGCTAAAGTTCTGAATGCCGAAGTGGAAAAAGACTTTGAGATGCTGGAACGGATTTTGTCATAGCATAAGAGAGCCACGCTAAAATAGTTCTACTGATATTTAGCGTGGCTTGTTTCATTTGAAATACTCCATAACTTGTGCCGATTGTTCACGGAGACCACAGCAAAGATAATTTTGAGTCATTTCCACACTTGCATGTCCCATCATTTGGCTTATAGAGTATAAATCGGCACCCCGTAAATACAAATTGGTTGCAAAACTCCGGCGTGCCGTATGGCTTGAAACAAATTCCCATTTTTCACCTTCCACTTCCTTTCCGGCCTTGAATATTTTAACCGCTTCTGTGATTCCGGTTTTCCGGCAAATATTACGGATATTATTGTTGAATGTCGGATCGCTAACTTCTTCTTTAGGCAAGTTTGTTAGTAGCTCTTTCACAATTGGCTTCAATGGCACTGTGGCATGAGTCTTAGTCTTTAAGCTGACATAAGAGATCATTCCACCCACTATATTACGGTTGTTCAACCGTGTATAGTCACTATGACGGCAACCAGTAAAGGCTCCTATTAAAAATTGTGTGCGTACCAATTGTTCGTTGGCATTCTTGGGAACATAGGTGATAATTCGTTCAAGTTCTTCATCAGTAAGCCAAACATTAGTGCTTCTCACATTTTTTACTGAAAGGATTTTATTATAGTCTTTAGGTAGCTCAACCTCTTCATTATACAAGTTCAATACAGCTTTTAATTTGGCGGCATATTGGCGAACAGAGTTTGGTGCCAGCCGTTCTTCCATATAATCAACAAAAGCCTGCAATCGGACTTTTGAAAGATTCTCCCATGTTGCCGGGCAATCGTTCGCCTTACTATACATGTTGAGTATAATTTCATATTTGGGGTATTTTACCAAAAATGCTGTACGTAAATCTTTCATTTTTATTTCATTTCTTTATTCCAACTATCATAAATATCTTCCCAATTATCACCTAAGCCAACCCTTATACCGAAAGCGTTGTAACATTGTTGTACCGTTTCTTTCGGTGGTAAATATCTCCCGTCACTTAACATTATATAGCCTTCGTTTATTTCTTGTTGTAGCAAGTTTATATCTACTGGCATAATTTCATCAGGGAACAGCACCACGTTTCCTTTACTCGTTTGATAACTGACTCTTGGTAGTTCAAAATGCCCTCTCTGCCCAGTCAATAAAGAACAGATTCCGATTTCTCCGGTAATGAGATGAACTTCCGTGTTTGGCGCATTTATAACCATAAAATAGGCGTTATCGTCATTTTGGAAATGATTTACTACTCTGCCCACCCTTTCTGTATCACATCTTCTCATTCTCTCGTCCCAAAGATGTCCCAAATCATCATGGAACCGGATATAATCTCTTACCTTATCCCATGTTCTTACAGACAGAAATTTCATAGCAGGTAGAGTAAGAGTTTTTTCTACACCATTATCATATTTAAGTTCATGGGTAAAGTAATGTTTTCGTGAGCCGGTAATGTGTATATCCGTAACATCAAAGTTTTCATCATATCCGTTTTCGGTGGAATATTCTTCAAGAACAACAATATCACTCTGTACGATTTCATCAACTATCTTTTGAAACTCATTATAGGCGTTGGTTAGCAGGTTTTCGGTATTCATGTTGTCCTGCATGGGTATTTGTGCAACAAGTCTTATCGGGTATTCATTATGTTCTGTACCATAGCACATATTCTCCACAATACCACAATTAACCTTCCCACATCTTTCATGAAAGAAGTCCATTGTACGCAATACATCTTGGTTGCTTAATTTCGTGGGTTGGGTGACAAACAGCACATAACTTACTTTTACCCTACTAAGAAGTTCTATATGCACGTTTGTAACACTTGGAGGCGTGTCAATAAGAACATAATCCGGGTTGATAGAGTGTATTTTCTTTTTAGCCAGTTCAAGATATTGCCTTACCATTGATTTTTCCAAGTAAATAAACTTGGAAAACATATTTCCAGAAGAGTGTACCCAAATCATTTCATGCGGATGATCGCCTTCAAATTCGGTGTTCATTGACGGGGTATTTATATCTGCATCAATGATAAACACCTTATTCCCTTGTTTTGCAAGTAATCTTGCTATATTTGCGGTTGTTGTGGTTTTGCCTACGCCGCCTTTGCCTGAATATATTATAATAGCTTTCATATCAATTAAATATTTGGTTCAATAAATTCTATATTAGCCATCCGCATTTCATCTTCAAACGCCCATTTGTAATTGTGATTTTCCCAAAATGAAGCATATTCACAACCACGGCAAGTAACGGAGTATCGGCCTTCTCCTATTTTTCTTGCTTTACAAACATCGCGGAAAATCCGGTTATCTATCGGAAAGTCTGTAAAACATACGATCTCTTTTCCTTCATCCAGTAGCTTTTTAAGAAGCTGATAGTCACGACTGGTTCTATATGGCATATTCATGGTTGACCCCTTCTTTCATCAATTCAGGATTATCAAAAGCATTTCCTATGACTCGAATTTCCCGTTTGAAATCATTCCACCAATCAGGTGAAATTTGTTGCCATGGGTTCATCCATTCTTTATTTAAGTCGCTGATATTGGCAAGGCAAAAGCAGGCATATTCATCTATGTATTTAACCAATTTGGGATATTTACCATTAACACTAATAATGTCATGTTCGTAAATTTCTGTACCTTCTTTATCTGTTTTGCCTATAAATTGGCCGATTGTTTTGCAATCAACCTCATACTCTATGAATGTTCTTTTACCTCTATGGTTCAGATCACCATATACCCACATCTTTGTATTAAGGCTTTTGCCTCTGAATTTTATTATTCTCATAAATATTAAGAGTCAAGTTTTTTAATAAATTCATTTAATCTACTGGCTGAATAATCGGTACCGCCAATTATAAAATAACCATCAACGGCAAATTTGAATGCTTCAATGGCTTTTTGTCTCATTCCTTCTTCGGCTATCGCTATTGCTGCATAGGCTTTTGCTTCTGATATGGCATATTGCACATAGCCGGTAGAATCCATCCGGTTGTCACTTTCCAAATCCAAAGTGTTACGTCTGATATAATCTTTTGCTTTTTGATTCATACTTTTGGGTATTTTCCTTCTCCTTTCGGATCAGTTCATTAATAAATTTACTCATGTTCGGTTGCTCTCTGACAAAATCAACCAAATCAATATCCAGTCTAATAGCATAGACCTTACTTTTCGTAACCGGTTTGTTTCGGCGATAACTTCTTTTGGCTTGTTTATTCTCTTCCATAATAATTCATTGATATATGTAATAATTCGTTTGAAATGGCTGTAATTTAGGCTTGTTTGCCTCTTTTGTTCCGTCTCTGATTCGATGATTACCTTTGGTGTGAAAACGTCTGAAATCGCCCCAAAATAGTTCATCTGCATTTGCCTTTGGTCGGATTGTTCCCCAAACATATCGCCGTAATAGTTTGGGTAACATCATGGAAACAAACAGTAACGCTATACATTGGTGATTCAATAGTTTGGGCACAACGATTCGGCTGATAGTTCGTTCATGTTTATGTATGAAGATAGGCACCGGGAAAACCAAAGGCCGATCAATATACAATAGTTCGGGTGTGTATGCGCGTACTGGTTCATCCTCTGTTATTGGTTCGGGTACATTTGCGTTTGTTTCTTCGCTTACTGATTCGGTTAATAGTTCAGGCAAAGAAATGCCGGATAGTTCGGTTAACATTGTTAGCCTCTGTAATGCTTTGTTTATTTGATCCTGATAAAACCAACGGGAAATAAAATCTATCAGAGCTACCAAAGCAAAGACAAACGCCGGTGTTTTCGTTTGTGCATCCACATATAAGGCCGGTAAATGTTTTTCCGGTTCTCTTACCGGTTCTTTTTCCGGGATGATCGGAGCTTTGGCGCGATCTAAAGCCTTTATATTACATTTTAAGTTCGGGCAAATAGAATCATTTATAAATGCAGGCATAACCACACCTATACGCGCCGTCTTATCATCAAAGACCGCCGCCCGATCAGGTGCAACCAGCCACACGCCACCAGTCCAGCCGGAAAGCAAGGGGATAACGTTTGATGCAAAGAAACCTAGCTTTATATCAATTAAAGCGGCTTTTTCCAATGTTGCACAAAGTTCTTTGTGTCCGTTACTGTCTGCATCATTATAAGATAAATAAACTTTATTATCTCCGGCAATAGTACGAAGTGAAAAACCGCTTTTTTTGTTTCGTTTGGCTATTTCTTTTACAAAACCGGCGACCGCTTTTAATTCGCTTTTCTGAATCTTTATAAATCCGTCTTTTGAAAGATTGGGGTACACAAGCCGGTAATTAGGGAAATATCCGGCAAAATCACAAACAAAGGTTTGTTTCTTATCGTTGGTTATTTCTGTAATATTGCCGCCTTCCTGATTACAAACACAAACAGAACACCGGCCAACCATTTCTTTTAAATGTTTGGGATTGATAAATAATTTTAGGCCGTCAGGCAAAAGCCCGGATGTTTCAATAATTACGGGGTATTCTTTTAATGTACGCCCGTCAGAAGCAACTAAAGCCGATTTGTAAGGATCAAGATAAATATAATTAAATACCGGTCTTAGAGGATCTTTTGTTACTAATTTAGTGATATTTAGATGTTCCTTTGTAATCCACATATCAAAGGAGCAAACAATATTTTCGCGCTCTTCTATTTTGGTAAACCTTGTTTTATTGGCTTGTTTGGTGCCTATCAGCTTTTCAAATTGCCAAACAAGATTAAAAACCTGATCCACTGGAAAGGAACATTTAAAGCTGTTTATTTGTACAGTCCTAAAATCCGTTATATTTAGTTTGGCATCAACGCAAAGATATTTTATATTTATCTCGTTACCGTTGGCATCTTTCAGTTTTGCAAGCTCCGCGGCGGTATAGGTGCCGGGAGCTATTTCTATTTCATTTGTAAAAACGTCGTTTGCTATTTTAACCAATTCGGCCAAAATGAGGCCATTAAATTCTTTTTCATTCATAACATTAAATAGTTAGATATTTTACACCAAAGTAAAAGCCTAAAGTAAGGCAAAAAAGCAAGTAAATAGGAAGCAGCCAAAGACCGCCAAACACGCTAAAGCAGATTAATAAAACTACTATTAGCCAAATAATTACGCCCACCATGTTAGAAAGTAGGGTTTTCAAGCTCTTGCAAAAAATCTTCCTCCGTTATGCTCTCACATATATTTGAGCCATCAACATAAACACTAAACCCGGTTGCGGTGCGGAATACTTCTAATTTGTGCGTTTCTCCGTTTGGGGATTCTATTATATAAGTAGTCATAATATCAAAGTTTAAAGGAATGCCGGGAAACCGCCCGGCGCGGTGGAATGTTTGTATTATTCGTTTATGTTATGCAAATTACAGTTCCAAACGTGTTAGGGAATGAACCGTCTTTGTTAAGGCTAACAATAGATATATTATCCCCGTTATCCTTTATTACATAAACTATAAGTTTTCTAAATCCATATAACCCAATATGATATAATATCTTTTTCTCCATAAATTTAAAATTTGTCTGATTGATCGTTTTTATTTATGAAGTCTTTTAATTTTTTGGGATCGGTGCCAGAGATAAACACCACGGCACCGAATAAAAGCAGCATTAAACAAAACATAGCTTATTATTAATAAAGTGTTGCACGTTCGTATAAACTTTGCGATATAATGCCATCTTTACAAAGTCCGTCTTTATATTCTCCGAAAGCTATATTAAAATCCAGTTTAAAAGAATGTTTCTTTTTGTTGGCTTCTCTTTCAAATTCGCCTCCGAACTCTTTGCAGAACACCCAAAAAAGATCGGCGTAACTCTTTTTGATTGGTTATCGTATATTTTGCCATGGCTATTTCATTTTAAAAGTTATGCCAGCAGGCAACAAAGAACGGTTAACACTGGAAACGAATTTATTAAAATCGTTCTCCGTTACTTTTGTTTCGTAGTCTTTCCAATTAAAAACAAGCTCGTTACTATGATCGTAATATATCACATTACAAACTGATAACCCGGCATCAAGAACGGCCAGCATAACTCGCTTTTCATTTTCGGCCTTTTGTTGTTTCTTTTTGCAATCGTTAATTATTTCAGCGCGTTTTTTCTCGTATGCTTTGCGCTTTTCTTCGTCTTTTCGCGCTTGTACAGCTTCAGGACGATAATAACCCTCGTTTATTCTGTTAGTTATAGTTGTACGTTCTTCATCCGTTAATTTCAAAGTAAAACGTTCATTTTCCGGCTTATATGGGTTTTCCCATATTTGCCCGGTTAACTCTTCCAGCTTTTTTATAGCCTCGTTAGATTCTCTTTTCCAGCGTTCAACGATACCAAGCGTATAAAGAAGGTATTTAAAGTATTGTTTATCTTCTGCCTGATAAAGTAAATTATACTCCGTTTCTGTAATACGCAAATAGTTAATTGCAGTTTCTTTGCTGCTGTTTGTAATATGATAAAACCCGTTTTCAACTGGGTACATTGGCGCGCCGTAATGATTAGACAAATGAAGATCAACGAACATTTTAAACTGTGGGAAACGCTTTAGTATTTCTTCATGGCAGCAACCACCAGCACACCAAACGAAACGCCCGTTTTTGCGTTGTTCGTAAATATCCGCCGTTATACTCCAATCGCATATATTATTTTTGCAATCATCAGCCAGTAATATTTTAACATTGATTTCAAAGGTTGTCCCGGCTTGAATATATCTTTTTGATACTGTGTAACAAAGTCTATTTGTAGTAGTCATAATACAAAGTTTTAAAGGGTGAATAATGAAAAGTAAGAAGTAACCCGGAGCCATGACAACCCCGGAAAAATAGTTATTATTAGAATTTAGAAAGATATTCCACGCATCCGATAATATAGGCCGCGTGTTCTCTTGCCGCTTGTTCTTTTTCTTGCTTGGTTGCGGTCTTATGATCCTGATCGGAAAGCATTTTAGCCGCCATCCGGACGATCTTTTTCATAGTAGAACAGTTTGCAAGATATTCAACGGAAGGAGTTAAACCGCGGTTTACTTTTTTCAAGAGTGCATTTTGCAGCCATTCAGTAAGCGCGTAAATATCGCGAGAATTGCGAATATAGATAATTAATAAATCTGTGTTCATAACGCAAAATTTAAAGGGTGAAACTTGGTTTGTCTTTGTTTTTCCCTTAACTTTGCGTTATCACTGTGGAAGGTGATCCGATAAACGCAAAGTTTAAAGGGAGGCCGGGAAGAGTCGCCAAACTCGACCCGGTTTTTTATTAATATGAAATCTTTTGAATGCGATCAAAAGGAATTAATAACGCTATATGTTTATCTTGATAGTGAATCAGTTCAAAACTATTTGCCGTTGATAGTCTTATAATAGCGGCTTTTTTCGCCGTTTCTTGAAACACATCAAAATGAACCTTCAAACGGTTGCAACAGTTTGTGCCCTCTGGGGCTACATGTACGGCGTTTAGCGTTACATTTTTGTTTTGTAAGTTTAGTAATACTTCCATGATCTTATATTTTAAATTAAACACTCAACCAAGAAGAAGTAAAAGCGGAATTTGTGGAAGGTGATCCGGTCTTTTATCTCCTTTTCTGTATTACAAAGATACGAATAATATTTGTAATACAAAACAAAATGTACTTTTATTTTTAAGAAAATGTCCTGTTTTTGCATTTATTAATATTTATATAAATAACTAATAATCAATATATTACACAATGATGCAAATGTAAATATAAAGCATTTATGAAGTAATGAAATATTTGTAATGTGCAGGCTTTAAATATGCTTATTTGCTTTATTTGTAGCCTTTGTTTAACTTTGTAGCAAGTTACAGAGCGCGAGACGCCAATATAATGAACTCTTTTATATCGTTTTTATGGTGTACAGTAAGCGCGTAACAGATTTACAGCAAATTTATCAATTAACCCCGGATGATGTTTTCTTTTGTATGCTTGTTGCATCCGGCGCCAGTCGTGGCGAAGCATACGCAACTATATTTAGACCACGATCAACCAAAATAGAAACGGCGCAACGCGGAGCCGCCCAGCTTGCAAAGGAT